TTTCCAGTATAGTTTCCACTTGATTTTGTCATAAGAGGCTTGTTTTTAGGGGATTACATTAAAAACACATGTGGAAACTGCGACACTTTTTTGCCTTGTCGCGCCATTTGTCGCACTGTTCAGTTTCCAAACCCTGATTTTGAGGCTAAAAAGTGGAAACTGGGTGGAAACTGAAAGGGGTAATTTTGGAAACTGGTCTGATACCAGTTTCCACTTTGTTTCCACTCTGTTTCCACCTAAAATGCATGGAAATTTCTTTTTAATTTGTTGACATACTGCCGTGAAACTTCGGTCATTTCAGCGATTTCTGTCGACGATAAATCCGGATTATTGGCTAATAAAGCCGCCACCCATAGCCCTTTTTCGCCATCTGCGCCGGGGCGATTTTTGACGTACTGCATAGTCGAACCGGTCCTGATTTTAACACATAATCCACGATCCATGGCCAACGCCAGCATATCTTTTGCCCGGCGTTCAAGCATGTCGTAACGCTGCTGTGCTTCGTAAACAACTGATCGCTCAGAGCACGGATCGTAGGTGGCCACGCAGTTATCTATGAACGCCTCAAGACTGGGAGACTTGTTATCGGCAGTCGTGTTTTTTCCGGGAATGAGCAGCTTGCTGACATCGACGTTCTGTACCGGAATAAACAGCGGCCATTGCCATTGGAGCGACAAAGGTTCAATCGGCGCCCAGCTGCGAATGGCCGAATCCATGACGAAAATCCCCTCGAACTCATGCGGCCTGATAATCAAATGGGTATCGACAGCACGGGACTGCGCCCCGGCTCCGGAACCGACATCGGTGACGCTTTTTAAGGCCTGACTGCCCTTGCTGGAATGGTGGATCAGCACGAAACCGCAGTTCAGAAACTCCGCATAATGATCAATGCGATTATAGATATCCGCAATGGCGGCATTGTCGTTTTCATCTACGCCGCCCGGCAAAGTGCGGTAAAAGGCGTCAAGTATGGCTATCTGGTATTTGTCAGATGGTAGCGTCCTGAATATTTCACCGAGCGAATTGATGTTTTTAAGCTTGCCGCGCATAGACATTATGTCGATGTTATGGCTGTACAGCCGCGAGTCTATTTTTAACGCTTCGCCGATTTTCTGATAGCGGTCAGTCAGAGTGTTTTCAAAGAGCTCATTATCCAGGTGCAGAACGCAGCCCTGTTCGACCGGGAACCCCAACCAGTCAATGCCGGAAGCAACGGAGATTGCCAGATGCATGGCGAACCAGCTTTTTCCTACCTTCGGGCTGGCGATGATATTCATGGTTTCGCCTTTCCGGAGGAGTCCGTGAACAACCGGTTTGTTCAAGCCGGAAAATGATTCAAGCATCAGATTAAGCGGCCTGATTATCCCGGTATCGGCTGTTTGGATGACGGTTTTTTCCGTGGCTGGCGCATCTACATCGTGCGTTTTACAGCCAAGGGATATTAATAACTTTGATAAATCCACCTCTGGAACCGGAGCGGGTTTAGCGTCGCCTTTGAGTTCGCGGAGGGCATGCCAGTCGTTGTTAACACAGCCATTATGATGACATGTGAAGCCAATCGCGCCGTTTGCCTGCTGGATGATTACCGCGCTGCGATTGTCGTGTGCCTCATTGAACGGACAAACCGGAAACACCCATTTGCGGCCGTCTTTCCAGTCAAGCGGGCCTTCCGCTTCCGGGCAGTGTTCGGCGACCCAGGCGTCGATGTAAAACGCCGTGTCGTTCGGGATTCTTTCCGGAGCCGATGACTGTACGATCCTGGCCAGAGCCTGGAGCTTTTCAACCGGGACGATTTCCGGCAAATCCGGCATTGAGATAACCTTTGCCATGCGGTAAACGCGATCTTCTACCTCGTCGCCTTTGCGATTCATCGTTCCGGGAAGGCGCCAAATGCGCGCCGGGTTGAATACCGCCTGGTCGATTGAAACCTTATCGTCTCCCATTGGAGCCAGTGCCTGCAGACAGGCTTTGACAAGGCCATCGTCATCTGCTGGCAGGTCAATACGGTACATCAACTGCGCGCCGTTGCCGGAATCTAGCATGATCGGTTCCGGCCAGTTGTGGGATTTCAGCTTTTCACTTACCTCGATTGCCTTGTACAAAGCCGCGTCGTGTTCGGCTTCCGATGCCGAAATGCCGGACGGGCGTTTCGGATCGCAGTCAATAAGGAGCCAACGGCGGCAGAGAATATCCGCATCGGTAGTGGACGTTTCCCGTTTGCCCGTCTGAAGGCGGTTCGCCGAGCGCGCCAAGAGGACGGGATTGACCGGATTCGGGGTGAAATACACCCCGCGCGCCTCTATCCTCGCCAGCTCTTTTGTGACCTTCGGAATATTCTCATAGGTAAAATAGCCCGATTCGATATGCTCATATCTCGCGCCGGGAGAAGTTGCATACAGGCATCTCACTTCGAAAACATCTCCGTGAGAAAAAACGAGGTTAAGTATTGTATTTATATTATTGCAATTATTCTGCATAAAAAGATTCCGTCCGTTCGTCAGGCGTTACGGTAAAGCCAGTATTTATTCAGTTCGATGATGTCCAGTTCATTGAGCGGACGTAGGCCGCATTTGATACTTAGCTCGCGCTCGGTTTTGATTATATCGTCCTCGCACCATGGACAAACCTGTCCGAACTTGGAGCGGTGTGTCGGATGGTATATTTCGCGGCAGCGGGAACATTTTATTGATATAGGCATGTTTTTTTCCTGTTTTAAAAAGTTACGGTCGCGGTCAGGGTTGCTGCGGCAAGCCAGTAAACGGTGTGTCGGATGTCACCGTGCCAGCAGTAAATCACGGCGGCGGCAACGTCCAGGGTGATCAAGATCACCGGAAAAAGTTGTTTTATCGTCATATTATTACCTCAAAAAGGAATATCATCATTATCATCGTCCCAGCTCTCATCAGGATAATTCGGCGGTAGCCAGTTATCACTTTCCCCATTGTTCCAGCCGGGTTCAGGTGTATAATCCGGGAGTTCTCCCAGTTCGTAGTCCACAATGTTGACGAACTTTTCACCGGCCACCGATTTGATAATTATCTTTGACGGCTTTGCCAGGGCTCCATCATCTGCCAGAAAAACCGCCTCCTGTGCGGTTACCGGCGGCGCAATCTTCGAGCGCTGTTTCCACCAGGCTTCGAACTTCCTTCTCGCGTAGCCGCTGTGTTCCGGACACACCCACTCGCTTTCATAGCGGTTGAAACCGGTGCAGTATTCGATGCGCATCGTTTTAGGGGCGTCGTCGGGCGCACCGCGCTTATGATGGATACTGTATTCGACGCTGTGGACGTCATAATCAAAATAGCTCACTTGGCCGGAGAGCACCCCCGCTGATTCCGCCCGAGCGTTCAGATTGCTTTTTTCAGGCGGCGGGAATTCATGGCCGCATTCCGGACACTTCATATAGGCCGCATGGATAAGCGCCAGACATTCCGGACACTTCTTGGCCGGGGCTTCGCCGGTACCGCTGCCGGGTTCTTTTACCTGGATCATATCTACCGGCCCATGGCGCATGATGTTGCCGCCGTAATCTAAAATCAGACAATCCCGTTTTCCGGGATGCAGTCTGGTACCGCGTCCAACCATCTGAACGAGTAGTCCGGCGGAATTCGTCGGGCGTAGCAGGACGATACAGTCGGTATTGGTCGCATCGAACCCGGTGGTCAGGACATTGACGTTCGCCAGGTATTTCAGCGGCGCTTTGTTGCTGAAAAAATCAGCCGGAACTTCCTCCCCCTTGAATCTCGCGATAATTTCCGCGCGGAGTCCCGGGGAAGTAGAACCGGTAACGATGCCGCATTCCTGCCCGGAATATGCAGCGATCTTTTCCGCGACATGATGGCAATGTTCCACGCTCGAGGTAAAGATCAACACCGAATTGCGATCCTGAGTCAGGCTGACGATTTCCCGGCAGGCGGCGTCCACCAGTTGGGAATTATCCATAAGGCTTTCAACTTCGGACGAAATAAACTCGCCGCCGCGAATGTGCAGATTATCAAAACGCGCCTCCGCCCTCCCGGCTCTGGAAACCAGCGGCGACAGGTATCCCTGCGCAATCATCTCCTTGAGCCCGGCTTCATAACAGACGTGGTTGAGAAGATTTTCCGGTTTGCAGATCAGTCCGCCCTTCATCCGAAACGGCGTCGCGGTCAGGCCGATTATCCGCAGATTGGAATTGATCTCTTTGGCGTCGGCCAGGAAAGTTCGATACATCCCTTCGCCGTCAGGCGCAATAAGATGCGCTTCATCGACGATAACCAGGTCAAACGGCCCGAGCTCGCAGGCCCGTGTGTAAACCGACTGAATTCCGGCCACGATCACCGCGTGATCGGTATCGCGACTGTTCAAGCCGGCCGAGTACACCCCGACATCCAGTTCCGGGCAGAGCGCCTGGATTTTATCGGCGTTCTGCTCTAAAAGTTCCTTGACGTGTGCCAGGATCAATACTCTCCCTGACCATTTTTGCACAGCATCGGATACTATCTGAGCTATACATAAACTTTTTCCTGTTCCGGTAGGCAACACCACACAGGGATTATCATCTTGCGTCCTTAAATGTTCATAAACCGCCTCGACCGCCTCTTTTTGGTAAGGTCTCAGCTCAAACATCAGGCGCCGCGCAGCTCCAGCCCGGCCTCGATGAGCAGTCTTTTGATTTCATTGATAAACATCTCAAAAGCCATAAGCGGCAATTTCAGCTTGGCGCGGGCGGCATTCAGATTGAGCCCGGCCATCAGTAAATAACAGATTTCACGCATTACCGGATCGGTTATATTTTCGACGACTTTTCTGGTTATGATTATTTTTCTGCATTTGCACTGCATAATTCTTCTATCCTTATATAGAGCATGCCGTCTGGCGGCAGCGGTTCATGTTTTTCAGCGGTAATCCTCACTATCTGGCTGTCGTCGTGATATGCCCCGGCGTGCTGCAGCGAATCGAGGACGCATTTCAGCAAATTATCCAGATCGCGACGCCTCCGGTCAGGTGGATAGGCTTCAAGCAAAAGTCCTATATCGCCGTTCAGAGCTTCGATCCCGCAGGACCGGAGACGCGCAATCACGGTTTCGCGATATTTACGTCCGGCCCTGCTGATCAGCACCCGAGGCCCGACATGCCGATAGTAGTGGTTTACACTTGGAGGATACGGCAGTTCGAACTCCATTTTATCAGCGGCGCCATGGTGCGGATTGCTGCTGCGTCTGCGATGGCGCTGACGCGTTCGCTTTGGCCGCATAACCTTTGATTTCGTTGCTTATTTCATCGGAATCATCCCGCTTTTTACACTTGACGTTGATTTCAAGCGGCAGGTTGTGGAGATCAACCGAGTCATTCGGCGTCATCACATTGACCGCTCGGCAGATAGCCGAAAGCTCTCCCCTAGCGATCTTGACCGCGTCGGCACTCGGGTTGTCGATATTGAGCCTTGCCCAGACCTTGCGGCCCTTGTATTCGCCTTCGGTGATTTCGAAGGTGAGTTCCAGATAATTGCCGTTGCCGGACTTGGTTTGTTTCATTTCCGAATCGACGATCACCGCGATGTATTTTCCCGCGGGTACGGCTTCAAAAGCCACATTCGGTTCGACTTCATGGGCGTTAAAATTGAGAGTTGCCATTTTACTTTTCTCCTTTGGATTGATTAGGGACGTTAAATACTTTTCTATCTTTGAATTCCTGTTTTTTGCCGATGTTCCAGTTCGCCACCGGCCTGAAATAGCCGCACGGACGGCTCCAGATTTCACACTTAGCTCCGCATTTAGCCATATTCCGCCTCCTGTTTGGGGATTCCTTTGAGTTCCACATCAGGATATCTGCTGATGACTTTTCCGGTTTCGGAATCGGTTCTGGTAACTTGAATGACATACGCTTTCTTATGGCAGTAGTCATTGAGCATATGCAAGTCCTCTTTCGCCATGCGGTAACGGTGATAGACCGAGCTGACTATCCGGCGCGATTGGCGCTGATAGATTACCCAGCTTCGCCGGATCATCTTTCCGCTCCGTCATTTGCCATCGCCGCCATGAACGCGTCCCAGGACAACGGGAGTTCCGCCGGGAGTTTGAAGCGGTTTTTGGCAACACAGGCGGGCCCGCCGACCGTGCGCATAATCCGTTCGCCGCCATCGGCGCCGATGGGCGCGGCGATAGTGCGTTCGCGGTTAAACCCGGCGTCTTCTTTCTGGGTTCGGAACTTGCGGGTGGCGAACAGCACTGCGTCCACCCACTCGGAAATCAGGGCGTTGGCGTGTTTGTGCAGGCGCGGTGAGTAGCGGTCATAGGCGGCGGATTCCGGATCTTCGAACTTTTCGATCTTGGAATGGGCAATCAGAATGCAGGCCATACCTTTTTCATTTCGCAATGCGTCCAGCATATTCAGGATTTTACGCCAGTGCGTCAGGGCGTGGGTATAGCCGCGGGCATAGCCGCCGTCGGCTTTTTCGATGCTCCGCACTCCGTATTCTTTACAGACTTCATCGAAAATCAGGCGTTCCAGCCAGTCGAGACTGTCGATAGCCACTGTCTGGAAATCGTGCTGTTCCTGATAAAGGGCATTCAGCGCATCCATGACATCAGAAAAACTGTGTGCCAGCGGAAATTTATGGCAGTCGATTTCTGATAATCCGTCCTCGGTCGGAATGAAGATTGAGTTCGGCGCGGAAGCGGCAAGCGAGCTCTTACCGATACCTTCTACTCCATATACTTCGATTCGCGGCGGCATAGGTTGTTTTCCAGATTTGATGTTTTCAAGCAGACTCATTTATGTCCTCCTTTGAGCTGAGTTCTTTGTTTAATACATCGGCGATATACCGCAGTTGTTCGCGGTCAAAACGTTTGATGGTAAGGGAGCAGAAATCGTCCAGGACTTTCCGGGTGATTTCAAACGGTTGTCTGGCTCCGACCGTTCGGTTGTAGGCGGAATTGACCGTCATGCGGCCGGTCTTTACCATTCGTTTGATGTCATCATCAGCGTTGTCCATGACGGTGCGGATCTGCTCAACTTTACGAGTTGAAACTCCGAGTAGATTTGCTGTTTCTTCGGCTGATTTTCCCAACCTAGCGCAAGGTTGCGCTAGGTTAACGGCAATGTCATTTCTTTGTCCAGGACGCATCCTTTTATCCAACTCAACAACACACGCAACCAGCTCGCTGTCAGAGAGGTTGCGCCGGTTCTTCTGGCAGGCGATGGCGTATTTCAAGGCCGCTTCTTCATCGGAGAAAGCTTTGAAAATGATCGGGATCTGGTAGATGTTCGCTTTTTTCGCGGCGGACAGTCGGGTATGCCCGTCGATGACGATGTTGCCGTGGTCTTTCCACAAGACCAGCGGCTGGCTGTTGTCGTAACCGTTCCTGCGCATATCCCAGATTATGTCGTCTAGGACGCGTTTTCTGACCGGGAAAAGGTCGCGGAACGGCAATGCGGTTTTGATGTCGTCTATATACATTGGGACTCCGAATGATTATCGGTTGAATGAAAGAAGGCGGGTTTCCTCGTAGCCGGTTGGCCAGTGGTTTTCGACGCGGCAGCGCTTCAACCGTTCAACGGCGGCGGCATTTTCAGATTCGGCATAGCTAAGCGCGTCATCGGAAATCAACCAGACGCCGCAACGGAACGGTTCGTGTTTTTCCACCGCGATCAGTTGGAACGGATAAGCGGTTCCGGAAGCTTCCCGCAAAACAGCACTGTAGAAGGCTGCCTGGTGGAGATACTGGAAACGTCGGGCGTCGGATTCGAAATAATCGAGGTTGTCGCAGGTTTTCAGATCGATAATGCCATGGCTTTCGTTAAAGAAATCCATACGAATCTGGCATGGTACGCCGCGATATTCAGTACGCACCACACCTTCGGCAATGCCGTCCTGCAGCAACTCCGCCGCACCGTTGTGCAACCAAACGGCGATCTGCAATCGCTTGATGAAATCGAAGTCGTTTGATGAGATGACCGGTTTATCCTGGGTTTCGAGCCATGACTGGTACGCCTGGGTGTTTTTGCCATAGGCTTTGCCGGTTTTTTCATTTATGGGTTCGCCAACTGTGTATTCGGCATTGAACTTTTCGACACCTTCCAGCGTCAGCGTATGCGCGGCTCGGCCAATCACATAAGCCGGGCGATCCTCGTCTATGATCGCGCCGGTCTCTTTTTTATGGAAAAGCTCCGGACACCTGCGAAAGTCAGCCAGCGCATGGCTGGACAGAAAGCGGTTGCGTTTGGCATGGTATTCTTCGGCTGGTTCTGTGATTATGAAGTCGTATTTTTGCAATTTTATCTTCCTTTTTGTTGTTCTTATTAATCTTTCCCGCTTCCGCAGCACGCAGTGCGAAGTTTGAAGCGGTATTTCGCAGCGGCACGTTGCCGCCTTCCACTCTGTACATACGAGCTGAGGCCGAAATCCAGACCCGTCAAACTGGGGATGGAAGTGTTTTTGAAGAAAATTTCTCGTCTAAGCCTGCTTGCAGGAAGATGTCCTTGAGCTCTTTCAGTTTACGGAAAAATGTGAAACGGGAGGCTGGATAATCTTCCAATGCCTCGTTTTTATCGTAGTATTTCAAAACCTGACAGAATTTCTGTAAATCCGGCGGCAACCTTTCAAGTATCAAGGTAACGTCCAGAATCAGGAGCGGATCGGAGCTCTGTTCAAATTCGAGCGTATCTATTTTTTCGATAACCCCGATATCAGGCAGCGTCACGGTCCGGTTCAGAGAGTCCCGGCATCTGCGCCAGTCACGGCATTCCGCTTGGCGCCGCTTGATTAGGTCGAGGACTTTGCTTTCGACCACTCTGGCGATAAAAGTGCTTTCTTTGCTTTTTGCCGGATCGAAATGTTCCTGCCTTTTATAAAGCTCCAGAAAAAGTTCCTGCTGAATGTCCGGAACGTCATGTTTTGTGAACCCGAACAGCCCGATCAACATCCGGGCACGGTGCCGGATGATTTTTTCCGCCAGAGCGAATAATTCCGGTTCAGTGAGATTACGAGGCGTGTGTGTACCCATTGAATTTTCCTTCTTTTAAAGGTTTCCGGATGTGCCATCGGCCGTTTTCGACCTTAAGAGAAAGCACATCCTTTCAATAGGTATAAGGGGATAGATTTTGTCTATGATTCATAGATTTCGTCTATGATTTGCCTTTTTTATGATTTTTTTGCAAAAAAAATGCTGAATTACGGTTTTCATTAGAAAAAATCCATAATTCAGCAAAAATAAACAATCTCTTTTTATATATGCCAGGTAAAATTTCCTTCCGTAAAATATTTTGGAGTTCGCCCGAATTTAATCGAATGCTTGAAGTGTTTAGCTAATTCTTCATCATGTTCGGCGATTTTGTCAATAGCATAATTAACGGCATTGCGGAATGATGTTACGATATTATTAACTTGATCCGAATAATTTTTCTTCTGCCCTTTTGGACTAATAATTTCATTGATCTTGCTGGTTAAATTCTGTAAATCTTGCTCCAATTGTTCAGTCGTTATGTTGTCTCCAACAGATTTTGCCGTTTCTATATCATGTTTGATTTTGTCTATTTCCTGCTTGTATTGTTCCAAGGCTAAATCGTCGGCTATATTATCTGCTAAAGAGTCAGGTAATCCGCCGAACGAATAGCCCCCGGTTAAAATGCCATCTTCCAGCCTGTCGACAGACATGACGTTTTCTGATTCGCCGGAAACTTTTCGAATGATTTCCATAATCGGAGTATTCTCGTTTGGCCTTGCCAGCATAAAATGTAGATAAGCCGCTCCGGTATTGCAATTTGTCAGCATAAACTTCTCTCCCCCGTCATATTTAACCACCCAGGCATCGCCGCACTTGCGGAAAATGTTTGCCGGCTCAGGCTCCGGTTCCGGCGTTGGCGGCGCTACCAGTTGAGCCAGATTGCACTCGCGAAGTAGCTCAAGTTCCGTATCCGCGTTGAAATCCAATACCTCATTCAGCGGTACGAACGCCGAGCCCATATCCTTCAAGATTTTTTCGCTGGTGTCGCGGACGAGAATCCATGAGGTCACCAGCAGAATATACGGCCGCTGTTCCTTGCTGTTAATCCGGTAAATCAGATCCATGACTTCATAGCTGAACGCCTTTAAAGTCAGGTAGACCCGCACCAATTTGCCGCCGACCGCCGGAACTTCGCCCAGCGTCCATGTGTCCTCTTCGTTTTGAAACTTCTTGACATGCTCTATTATTTTAAATGCTTTCGCTATTGCCGGGAGCAGATTGACCGGGTTGATGGTGAAAAATACCGCGTCAGCTTTTTTGATTTCATATGACTTCAGCGGCCATTCATTGCACACGGCCTCGTATTTTCCTTCCCATTCACAGACCTTGCGAAAACCGCAGGAAGGACTGCATGGTTTTGGACACATAATATTCTCCGCAATTCTGTCGGTCGGCGCCAAATATAAATGGTGTAATTTTTCAAAATCGATCTCGCCTCCCAGTTCCAGCCGCCAGTCGGCCAGCGCCGCTTCGGCACCCAGCCGTTTGCGAATAAAATCCCAGAAAATCGACGTCTTTGTTTCAGCATTATCCATGTTTGAATCCTTTCTCAATCAACCATTTTTCAATTTTTCTTCCGTCATCGTCATATTTGAATTCGGCCATATTTCCGGCCTTGACCGTTACCATCCGTTCCGCTTTGGAATCGGTGAATTTAACCCTGAACTTTGCGCTGACGATCTTTGCGCCTTCCAGCAGTTCCAGCTTCAAACCGCCTACAATCTTCATGGCTAAATCTCCGTGGACAGCGGCGATTTCTTTTTTCGCGGTGGCGAATTTGCACTGCACCAAGGTAACCGATTCCATGCCGTCAACCTCCTTGCATGACAAGGCTTTTGCTCCTTTAGTCACCAGCGGCTCCAGGGTAAACACATCATCTCCGCTGAAAAACTCCCGGTCGCCGTAAAACACATACCCGAACATTGTCCGGTAAGCCTCGATAATCCATGGCGTTTTGTGGTAAATCGCCAGCCGGATTTCCGAGATTTTCGGGCGTAATACCGCTATATCGAAACGTTCGGGGCGATAATAGATATTGTTAGTTTTACCTTCAGGAGTGATCGAACTGTCGCGGGTGAGCGGTTCGCCCTTGCGCAGCAGAAAGCAATATTCGTCCGGTTCCTCTAAGACGACGATCCTGACTGTGCGGCCCC